ATGTTCTAATGGCTTTAGTGTTTTACGGGATGCCTATACTCGCAGAGAACAATAAACCTCGTCTCTTGTATTACCTGAGACGTAGAGGATATAGAGGGTTTAGTATGAATAGACCTGATAAAATATGGAACAAGCTATCTGTAGCAGAAAAAGAAGTAGGTGGAATACCCAACTCTAGTGAAGACATAAAACAAGCCCATGCTGCTGCAATTGAAATGTATATACAAGATCACGTTGGCATGAGACAAGATGGAACATTTGGAGACTTATACTTTAATGACTTATTGAATGATTGGAGTAGATTTGATATAAATAAAAGAACAAAGTTTGATGCGTCAATAAGCTCTGGATTAGCTGTGATGGCAAACAATAGACATTTATATGCGCCAAATGCCAAAATAGAAAAACAACCATTAAATGTGCATATTTCAAGATACTCAAATAAAGGAGGTATGTCTAAAATAATTAAAGAATAACATGAATAGACAAACTGCAAATAGTTATTTTCCTAGCCAAGTGGTAAGTGATGCTGAAAAAATTAGTTACGACTACGGTTTACAGGTTGCTAGAGCTATAGAACACGAATGGTTTAACAATTCCACTAGTAGTAATAGATATAGTCAAGGTATGAATGATTTTCATAAATTAAGATTATATGCTCGAGGTGAGCAATCTATCCAAAAATATAAAGATGAATTATCAATTAACGGTGATTTATCTTATCTAAATTTAGATTGGAAACCTGTTCCAATTATTCCTAAATTTGTAGATATAGTAGTAAACGGTATAGCCGAAAGACTGTACGATGTAAAAGCATATTCTCAAGATCCTTCTGGCGTTAGCAAACGTACACAATATATGGAGAACATATTAAAGGACATGAAGCTTAGAGAATTTGATAGCCAAACAAAAGCGGCTTTAAATATAGATTTATCTACAACTCCCCCAGAAAAACTTCCCGATTCAGAAGACGAGCTTCAACTACACATGCAGCTTGATTATAAGCAGGCCGTGGAAATTGCTGAAGAACAAGCAATAAATACTTTATTAGATGGCAGTAAATATGATTTGATAAAAAAGAGATTTTTTTATGATCTAGCTGTTATTGGAATAGGAGCCGTTAAAACAACTTTTAATGCCTCCGAAGGAGCTAAAGTAGAATACGTTAATCCATCAAATTTAGTTTACTCACATACTGACTCCCCTTATTTTGAAGATATATATTATGTTGGGGAAGTAAAAGAAATACCTATAAATGAATTAGCCAAAGAATTCCCTTTTTTAGAACATGAAGATTTAGAGGAAATATCTCAAAATAATGGTAGATATACTGGAAGCAATAGTAGATACACTGGAAGAGCTTTAGATAACAATAAAGTAGAAGTTTTATATTTTAATTATAAAACTTATATGAACGAGGTTTACAAAGTAAAAGAAACAGCTAGTGGTTCTATGAAAATACTACCAAAAGACGATAGTTTTAATCCTCCTACGGACGTAGATTTTAAATTCTCCAAGTTACAAAGAGCGGTAGAATGCTTATATGATGGTGCTATTATTTTAGGTACTGACAAATTGCTTAAATGGGAAATAGCTAGAAATATGATGCGTCCAAAAAGCGATTATACTAAAGTTAAAATGAACTATAATATAGTTGCGCCTAGAATGTATGAAGGACGTATAGAATCGCTCGTAAGCAGAATTACTGGTTTCGCTGATATGATTCAACTAACACATTTAAAGTTACAACAAGTGCTATCAAGAATGGTGCCAGATGGGGTTTACTTAGACGCAGATGGTTTAGCAGAAATAGATTTAGGCAATGGAACTAACTACAATCCACAAGAAGCTTTAAACATGTTCTTCCAAACAGGTTCTGTAATAGGTAGATCTATGACTCAAGATGGGGATCAAAACGCTGGAAAAATACCAATACAAGAGATATCTAACGGAGCGGGTGCTGGTGGTAAAATGCAAGCTTTAATAAATAATTATAATTATTACTTGCAAATGATTCGTGATACAACTGGGTTAAACGAAGCTAGTGATGCTTCAACTCCGGATTCTAAATCGCTAGTTGGTATACAAAAAATGGCGGCGGCAAATTCAAATACAGCAACTAGACATATATTACAGTCTGGATTATTTTTAACATCTGAAGTTTGCGAGTCTTTATCGCTTAGAATATCTGATATATTAGAATACTCCCCAACAAAAGACGCGTTTGTACAAGCTATTGGATCACACAATGTAGCTACGCTAAAAGAAATGTCAGAATTACATTTATATGATTTTGGTATATTCCTAGAGTTAATGCCGGACGAAGAAGAAAAACAATTATTAGAGAACAACATTCAAGCGTCAATAGCTCAAGGTGGTATAGATTTAGAAGATGCTATAGATTTAAGAAATGTAAGAAACGTAAAACTAGCTAATCAAATGCTTAAGATTACTAGAAAGAAAAAAGCGGAACAAAAGCAACAACAAGAACTTGAAATGACAAAAGCTCAAGGAGAATCTCAAGCTCAAGCGTCTAAAGCAGCTGCTGAAGCAGAAACACAAAAAGCCCAAGCAGCTCATCAATTAAACATGGAGTTAGAGGAAGCTAAATCGCAGTTTAAATCCAGGCAGATGATGGAAGAATCTGAGATTAAAAAAGAATTAATGCAGATGGAATTTGATATCAACATGAAGCTTCAAAAAATGAGCATGGAAGAGGTTGATATGAAAGAAACAATGAAAGAAGATCGTAAAGACGGAAGAACAAAAATGCAAGCATCACAACAAAGTGAACTTATAGACCAAAGATTAAATAAAAAACCACCTAAAAAGTTTGAATCCTCAGGTAATGATATTATGAGTGGGGAGTTTGGGTTAGGAGCGTTTGGTCCTAAGTAGAATTATTAACTATTATTATATTATATTATGGCAAAGAAAGAAGTAAAAGAGCAACCAGCGGTAGACAATACTGTAGAGAAACAAAAAATAAAAAAGAAACCATCAATGAAAAGAACGGATACTGATGGTATCACTAAGATAGATCTAAAAGAGTTAGACGCGAAAGCTGAAGAAGTAACTAAAGTAGATTTAACAAAAACAAATACTAATGAAGTTAAAGAAGATAACTCTAACGACAGCGGAGTGGTTGCAGGCACTGAAGATGCCGACGCCACACAAAAACAAGAAGAAGTACAACCGGAAGCCGAAACACAAGAAACTCCAGTATTAGAAGAAATTACTGAAGAAGAGGTTACTGTAGAAGCAACAGCAAAAGAAGTTGAAGAAGCCGTATCCCAAGCAGAGGTTACCGGTGAGCCACTACCAGAAAATATCCAAAAGTTAATGGATTTTATGGAAGATACTGGTGGAGATTTAAACGACTACGTTAAGCTTAATAAAGATTATAGTGAGATGGATAACCTAACTTTATTAAAAGAATACTATAAAGATTCAAAACCACATTTAAACGACGAGGAAATTAACTTTATGATGGAAGATAATTTTTCTTACGAAGAAGATGTTGATGATGATAAAGATATACGAAGAAAAAAATTAGCGCTTAAAGAGCAAGTTGCCAGCGCTAAAAGCCACCTAGACGGGCAAAAGTCTAAATACTATGAAGAAATTAAAGCTGGATCAAAACTCACTACTGAGCAACAGAAAGCAATTGATTTTTTTGGTAGATACAACAAGAAGGAAGCAGAGAATACAAGGATAGCAGATAAACAAAAATCTAGTTTTTTAAATAAAACTGAAAACGTTTTTAACGACAAATTCAAAGGTTTTGAATATAACGTCGGTGATAAGAAATTTAGATTTAATGTGAACAACGCTAATGAAGTTAAAGATGCCCAAAGTGATATTAACAATTTCGTCAAAAAGTTTTTGAACGAAAGCGGTGAAGTATCGGATGCTAAGGGATATCATAAATCACTTTATACAGCTATGAACGCTGATGCTATTGCAAAACACTTTTATGAACAAGGGCAAACTGACGCTATGCAAAATAGTGTTGCGAATGCTAAAAATATAGACATGAATCCTAGACAGTCACATAGTGGCGAGATAAACGTTGGGGGCATGAAAGTAAAAGTGCTTGGTGATAACTCTTCTGATTTCAAGTTTAAAATTAAAAACAAAAATAAATAAAAATTTAAAAAAACAAAATTATGGCAATTACAAATGGCCCTTTGTTGAATAGTGTAGCTGCTCCACAGCAACAAACACTATCTACAAATTATATCGATTTTACATCCGGTACAAATGACTGGGCACAACAATATTTACCAGACCTAATGGAAAAAGAAGCTGAAGTTTTCGGACCGAGAACTATTTCAGGTTTCTTAGCAAAAGTTGGGGCTGAAGAATCTATGACATCCGACCAAGTTGTTTGGTCAGAACAAGGTAGATTACATTTATCATACGTTGGAACAGTAGCTCCAACTGGTGGTGTTCCTGCCACTGGTCAGTTTACAGTTACTGCTGATATAGATGGTTCAGCTGGTTTTGTACCGGCAAATCACGGTATTAGAGTTAATGATGTAGTATTAATCGCACAAGCTGGTGTTGTAGTTAAGGGACTAGTTGTTGAAACTCCAGTATCTGCTACTGTTACAATTGAGCCTTATGCTACATTAGCTTTATCAACTTTAACCGCTGCTTCAGCAACTTTATTAGTTATAGGTTCTGAATACGGTAAAGGACAATCTTATACTGATGATACTGGTACGTTTAAATCTGACAAAAGACAGGCTTTAACACCTACTTTCAAATCATTCAGCAACAAGCCAATTATAATGAAAGATTACTATGAGATCTCAGGATCTGATGCTTCTCAAATTGGTTGGGTTGAAGTTACTGGTGAAGAAGGTCAAAGTGGTTACTTATGGTACTTAAAAGCTGAAGGTGATACTAGAGCTAGATTTACTGATTACTTAGAGATGAGTATGTTAGAAGCTGAAAAAACAGCTACTCTTTCTGAAATTGGTTTTGGCGATGATGGTCAAATTAGAGGCGCTGCGGATTCTGGTCCTGGTGGATCTGGTACTGAAGGTTTATTCGCTGCTATTGAATCTAGAGGTAATTTAACTTCAGGTATTACTGGTGTTAATGCTGCGACTGATTTAGCTGAATTTGATGCTATCTTAGCAGAATTTGACAAGCAAGGTGCTATTGAAGAAAACATGATGTTTGTAAACCGAGCTACTTCGTTAGCAAT